GGCGAGGAAGAACTCACGACGCAGTTCCTCGGTGACTTTGAGGATGATACTGAGCGCCATCAATTTAGGTTTGATCTGACTGCGATACGGGCACTCAGCGAAGATCAGGACGCGCTCTATGCGCGGCTTTCAGTTGGCTATAAGAGCGGCTGGCTGAAGCGCAGCGAAGTGCGTGAGCTTGCAGGCTACGAGTTCGATGCGGAGGACGAGATATATGCGCCAATCGAGAGCGGAGGACCACCTGTGGGTGATGACGCAATGAGGGATGGTGAGCAGGGCGGCAAGGTGCTCACATTCAAAGCTGCTGATCCGAACGCGAGCGGCAATGACGCAGTGCTGGATGCTGCAATTCCGTGGCTGCTGGCACTCGGTGAGGATGAAGCCGCGAAGATGCTCAAGGCAAAACCCAAAGTGACAATCGAGCACGAGTGACAATGTGCCTGACTACCAGTGGGACCCAAGACGGCGGCAGTACATCAAACCTAACGGCAAACCGCTCACACCTGCCGAAGTGCGCAAGATCGGGCTGAGAATCGTTTCGAAGAGTGCCGATGCGCTTGAAGACTTAACCCAAACATACGTAGACGGGAAGATCACCTTCGAGGATTGGGCCGTTGCAATGCGTGAAGGCGTCAAGGCAACGCACAGCGCCATGTCTCAGCTTGCCTTTGGTGGCAAAGAGCAGATGGGCGCAAGGCAGCGCGGGAAGCTCGGCTCACTGCTCGTGCAGCAATACGGCTTCCTCAGCCGGTTTCTCTTGGGCGTCGAATCGGGGCAGGATACGCCATCGCCGGGACGTTCGGCACAGTATGGGCAGTCAGGCTGGATCAGCTATACAGAATCAATCGGCCAGCGCGAGAAGTACGCCGGAATGCAGGAAGAGCGCAGCTTCCTCGAGCCTGACGCGGATCATTGTGAGGAATGCTTTCAGGAGGCAGGCAAGGGCTGGCAACCAATCGGGACACTTGTGCCGGTAGGCGAGCGCACCTGCCGCGCGAATGATCAATGCGAGTTTGAGTACCGCCAATCCGCCACAGCAGACAGCTAGAAACTCCCGCCAAAAGTACCGCCCAAAAGTAAGGGCACCTCCCATGCTATAAGGCTCCATCATTTCAGATGGAGCTTGAACGCAAACAATTCACAGCCAGTGTGCAGGCGGCAGACGAGTATAGGATTACCGCCCTTGTGAGCGTGTTCAACGTCGTTGATCACGCTAACGAAAGGGTAATGCCGGGTGCATTCAAGGCGAGTCTGGCGAGGCGCATGCCGAAAGGCGTGTGGGCTCACGACTGGCAAACACCGGTAGCCAAGACGCTCGAAGCGCACGAGACAGACAAGGGGCTAGTCATTGACGCTGTATTCAATCCCGACACGCAGCGTGGCCGCGAAGCGTTTAGTGACATCAAATTCGGTATCATTGATGAGTTTTCCATCGGTTATCGTGTGGTTAAGGATTCATTCGACGGTGAATCCAAAGACATACGGCAGCTTGATGAGTTGGAGCTTTATGAGTGGTCGCCAGTCCTCGTGGGGATGAACCCGGCCACTGAACTTCTCACCATAAAATCGGACGTCCCTAGCACGTACGCCAACCAAGCCGAAACCGCTCTTGATTGCGTGACTCGGTTTGCTACTCGCAGTAAGTCGCTCTACGAACTGTGCGCAGCCAAAGGGCGTGACATCTCACTGCCGAATCAGGACAGGTTCATTGCTTTTGATGATGCCTTGCAGATTTGTGCGGTTGAGACTCGCAAACTCAGGCAGCTCATCAGACCGCCCGAAAAGGCGAGCGATGCTGAAGCCCGCGCAGTTTATGCAGAGTTTCTAAAAACACTTGTAGTGAACAAATAGGAGTTTGCAATGAGTCATAAGGGCAAAACAGCCACGGAGCTTGAGCAGCTGCGCCTGGCAAAGTCAGAAGAATGTCAGAAGATTTTCGATGCGCACAAGGTTGAGCAGGATGGCAAGACTACGTACGACCTGACGCCTGAGCAGCTTGATGACGTGCGTGCGCGAATGGCGGAAATCAACGCCATCGGCAAAGCGCGCGATGAGGTGCTCGAGACTGAGCAGATCGCCGCGAGCGTCAAGAGCATTCAGGACGATCTTTCGAAACCGAACCGCCCCAACTTTGGCGGCAATCCAAAGGGCAATGCGCCTGAGCCATCCGAGAAGGGCATCGGCCAGCAGTTCGTAGAGTCGAAGTCATATCAGGAGTTTCTGCGCAATCACGGAACAGGGCAGGAATCCGATGCCGTGTTCATTGACATGCGCCTTAAGACGCTCTTGACGACCACGACAGGCTGGGTGCCTGAGCGAGTGCGCTCGACCGTTGTAGTTCCATACGCTACGCCACAGCCCGCAGTCACTGATCTCATCCCGACGATCCAGATCACTCAGAATGCATTCATCTACATGGAGGAAACTACCTTCACGAATGCGGCTGTGGAGACTGCTGAAGGTTCGGCCAAGCCTGAAGCAACACTCGCATTGACAGAGCGCACGAGCCCTGTGCGCAAGATTGCCGTATGGATTCCTGTGACGGATGAGCAGCTCGAGGATGTGCCCGGAATGCAGGAGTACATCGAGAACCGGCTCGGATTCATGGTGCGCCAGCGGCTGAATACGCAGATCCTCGTGGGCAGCGGCATTACGCCGAACCTGCTGGGCATTGTCAACGTCGTGGGCGTGCAGACGCAGGCTAAAGCCACAGATCCAACGCCTGATGCAGTCTATAAGGCGATGACGAAGGTGCGCGTGACTGGGCAGGCAATGCCAAGCGCATACGTATCGCATCCCAATGACTGGCAGGATGTGAAGCTGCTTCGCACCACTGATGGCATCTACATCTGGGGCAACCCGTCAGAGATGGGCCCGGATCGCATCTGGGGTCTGCCAGTTGTGCTCGATGCGGGACTTACCGAAGGCACCGGAATCGTGGGTGATTTCGCCAACTATTCACTGCTTGCAGAACGCAAGGGGCTGACCATCAAGGTGGGTTATCAGAACGATGACTTCATCAAGAATCAGCGCAGCATAGTCGCGGAGATTCGCGCAGCCTTTGCAGTGATTCGACCGACCGCCTTCTGCCTCGTAACGGGAATATAGGAGGCACACATGCCAATCATCGAAGGTTCTTTTGGATTGCTTCAATATGCCGGAACTCCGGCGACCGGCACTGATGAAGTGCAGACGCTCACACTGGGCGGCACGATCACAGGCGGGACGTTCACAATCTCATTCGAAGGGCTCACGACCGCAGCGATCACGTGGAGCAATGTCAATGCCACGCTCGTAGCTGCGATTGATGCGGCTCTCGAGGCTCTTTCGAACATCGGCACCGGCAATGTGACCACTGCTGTTGGCACAATGACCGCAGGTGTTGGCACGGCAACGATCACGTTCACTGGGGCACTCGCCAAGCGGGATGTGGGCCTCATGACAGTGACCAGCTCATTGACCGGCACGAGCATCGTTACCGGGATGGTCACAACAACGCCAGGCGTGGATTCAGGCGGGCGAGGCGCACCAAAGGGCGCGCTCTTGACTGATACCACGAATGGCATCCTGTACGTGAATACCGGCACGGCGGCAGGTCCGACCTGGACGAAAGTTGGCACGCAGACGTGAGCTTATGATTGCAGATCGCAGGCTCTATCTAACTGCTGATCGTAAAACCCTTGTGGAGGAAGGCGACCCGAGTGCCGCCTTCCTCTGGGTTAAGCACGGCGATTACTACGATGAGGACGAAGCAAAGCGGCTCGGCTGGCCACCGCCAGAGCGTGAAGTGACTACTGAGCTAATCGACATGGAAGAAGTGCTGAGGCGATCTGAAGTAGAACCTGAAGTAGAACCTGAAGCTAAAGCATTACATGAACCGCCTGAAACAAAGGCAGAGCGTGGCCCAAGACTGGTGAAACGACCAAAAAGAGATGGCTGATTTTACGCTCGAAGAAATGCGACACCAGGCATACGAGCAGCTTCTGCTGCACGCAGAACCTGACTGCACGCCAAGCATCGTGGGTGAGGAAGCGGCGATCCTCGAGCGGCACATGCGGTGCGGGGTGTGGACACCTTCGACGCTCTACATCTATGGGGATGAGGTGCAGATCTATCCGCGCAACGGGCGGCGGTACATGTGCATCCAGACCGGCACAAGTTCAGCAACTGTGCCTGACTGGTCAAGCCATCCCTCTTCGAGGATGGCAGATGGTACTGCGAACTGGGAAGAGATTGGGCCGGATTACGAGAATGTGTTTGATGTGCGCGCGGCTGCGCACGAAGCGTGGTCAGTCAAGGCGGCACGAGCATCGCACCTTGTGACCACATCAGCAGGCAATTCAAGGATTGAAGCATCGCTGCTCCACGAACAGTGTCGAGCGCGTGCCCGCGAGTTCACACCGTTTGTTTGATTCGCTTCGCGTCTGAAGGGATGGTGACTTTATGGCGTGTTTGACTATAGCCGATTTGTATCAAGAGCAGCTTGACGGCCTTGTAACGCTCGCAGGTACTCGCGTGACCTACTATCCGGTTGTATTGCAGGGATATAGCACGGCAACGCAATCGCGCAGCCCAGCTGAGAGCGCGAGCGTAGAAGTGTCCGGCATATTTGGCGAAGAGCGAGTCACGGCACCCGAAGGGGCAATCACCTACGCCACCACATTCACAATCAGCTCCGGCGCATATCCGGGCACACCATCACCTGGCGATCGCCTTGAGCATAGCGGCGTCTCGTACCGCGTGGTCGAGTTGCGGCGCGCGTGGTTTGGGAGCGTCCTCGCGAATTACGTCCTGACATTGGGGAACTAGAATGGCCGCAATCGGCAGAAGCAATTACAAGCAGGTGCTCAAGAAGGTGGAGCGACAGACACCGGCACGGCTGACGAAGGCACTGCAGAGCACTGCCATTGAGACGATCGACAAGCTCATAGATCGCACGCCAGTCGATACAGGTGCGGCCAAAGCGCATTGGTTTGTGCGGCTGCAGCCGGATGAAAACTTTGACAAGGAACGCACCGACCCAAGTGGCACCAGGGCAAAGGCCCAAGCGAAGCGAGATGTGAAGCTCTTCAGGATCGGCCAGACAGTATGGCTTGTTAACTCAGCACCGTACTTTGTCTACCTCGAGCATGGCTCTTCGAAACAAGCGCCTGCTGGCATTGTCGCCATTACCCTGGCGGAAGTGAACCTGCTCTGGCAGAAGGCAATTCAAGTGGCATTTTCGAGAGACCCAAGATCATCGC